TGTCGATCGTTGAGGCGGGACGGGGCTACAAGCTCGTGTCCATCGTCCACGAGAACGCCGAGAACTCCTTCGGCACGGTCGAGGGCGAGGGCGACCGGACGTCGGTGTACTACTCGATCTGGAACGGGGCGGTGTACGTGTGGCCGCTGCCTGGTCGAGAGCAGCACGTCGACCTGATCCTGCGCGGTTATCGCCAGCCAGTGTGGGACAACGCTGCCTCGTCCATCCCCGATCTGGATCCACGGCTGCACGCGACGCTGTGCTACTTCGCCATGTCCCTCGTCCACGCCCAGCAGGAGGACGAGGTGATGGAAGGCGTGTACCTCGCTCGTTGGCAGCGTGACCTGACTCAGCAGCTGCGCACGATCATGCAGCCGGTGGGCAACAAGCCACTCGTCATGCACGGTGGTGCGCCGACCGGCTGGGGTCCGAGCTTCGTCGTTGTTCCGCCCGCCCCGTGAGCGCCAACCGCCTCCAGCCCGCCGCACTGACGACGTTCGTCGGTGGCTTGAACCTGCGCGAGAGCCAGTTCCAGCTGGATCCCAACGAGTCGCCCGATCTGCTCAACGTGGACGTCGATCCACGCGGTGGGTTCACCACTCGGCGGGGATGGCGGCGGTGGAACGACGTCGACATCCACGACGTCTCCGACCCGTCGATGGACTTCATGCCACGCAACGCCTTCTGGCACAACCGCGTGGCCGGGCAGCTGATCTACGTCACCCACAACAACCAGATGTGCCGCGGCGACATGTCCGGGGCGTTCACTTCGCTGCTCGTCGGTCAGTGCAACGCCGAGCCACACATGGCCGACTGGGCGGTGTGGGGCGAGCAGATGTACTCCGTGCTCGGCTACTCCAACGCGCCGGTCCGCTTCGAGGCCGACCTGTCGATGACGACGATGACGCCCGGCCCGTACTCCGAGGTCGACGCACCGACGTTCAACGTCATGCCGCCCGCTCAGCACATCCGTGGCCACGCCGGATACATGTTCGTGGCCAACATCTTCGAGGCCGGGGCCACCCACCCCAACCGCGTCCGCTGGTCACACCCCAACCGGCCCGACTCGTTCCGTGACGAGGACTACCTCGACATCGAGATCGGTGGCGGGAAGATCACCGGGATGCTGTCGTTCCGTGATCACCTGCTGATCTTCAAGACGAACAGCCTGTGGGCGCTGTACGGCTACGACAGCGAGTCATGGCAGCTGACCAAGGTCTCCGCCTGGATCGGTGCGCCGTGCTCGACGGCGATCACTGCGTCGGAGACGGCGGTGTACTTCTACTCGGCCAACGATGTCGGTGGGATCTACGGCTACACGGGCGAGGCACCGACGCACCTGTCGGAGAACCTCAGCCCGGCCTTCGAGGAGATCACCGCCTACGAGAACGTGTTCGTCTCCTGGGCCGGGCGACGGTTGTGGATCAGTACGCCGTGGGTCAAGGACTCGGTGCTGCAGCGCACGCCTCCGGTGGCGCTGACGACCAAGGGTCGTCACTCCCGCCGGGCGACGGGCCAGTCGACGACGTGGCCGGTGACGCTGTTCGTCGCTGATCCCGACGTCGGTCAGGGCGCGTGGACGATGTACGTGTCGAAGTACGGCGCCGTCGCTCCGGTGGTGGATGGCTCCGACGTCAACGCCACCTTCCCGCTGGGGTTCATGTGGGCCAAGGACATGGCCATCGCCATCACCCTCGATGCGATCGAGGACAGCTACGACGACCTGCTCAACACGGTCGATCACGAGGAGTTCGACAGCTTCTACCGCACGCCGTGGATGAACATGAATCAGCCGGACACGAAGAAGTCGTGGAAGCGGCCACGGGTGATCTGCCCGCGCGTGCCGCGTGACACCGAGGTGATCATCGAGACGTTCCACGACTACGACGAGACGTTCGCCCGGCGGGTGCGGACGATCACCATCCCCTCGCTCGGCTCGGCCTACTGGACCACGGCCGGTGCCGACGACGTGATCAACCACGGCTTCGACTGGACCGAACTCGGTGCCGCTGATCCGCGTGGTGCCAACTGGGGCACCGAGCACATCGGTTCGGTGATGATCCGCGGCGGTTCAATGGGGATCGCCTCGGCGGTGCAGATGCGATTCAGTCGCTCCCCGAACACACCGCGACGCAAGTGGGGAGTGGACGCAGTGGTCATCAAGCCGATCGGTCGCCGGGAGCGCACATGAGCAAACTTCAGTTCCAGTACGACCTGCAGAACCTGACGCCTGCCAACGCGCAGCCGGTCGAGGCGAACTTCACGCGCGTCGAGGATCACATCAATCAGGAGGTCATCGAGCGCGACGGCACCGTGGCAATGCGCGCGCAGCTGAAGCTGGTCGGTGACCCGGTTGCCGCGCTCGACGCCGCCCCCAAGCAGTACGTCGATCAGGTGCTGCCGGTCGGGATCGTGATGATGTACGCCGCCGCAGTCCTCCCGGCCAATGGTCGGTGGTTGGCGTGTGACGGAGCGCCACTCCAGACCGCGACGTACCCGGAGTTGTTCGCCGTGATCGGCTACTCCTGGGGTGGCTCGGGCGGATCGTTCAACGCCCCGAACTTCGGTGGCCGGTTCCCGCTCGGTGTCGGCGGGACGCACGCCCTCGGACAGACGGGCGGCAGCGAGGACTCATCGCTCCCGACGCACACGCACTCGATCGACCACACCCACGCGGCGAACAACACCGGGTTCATCAGCGCCGACCACACCCACCTGGTGAGCGCGATGACCGGTGCATCCGACCGCGCCTTGGGAACGAGCAGTAACGGTGATCACAGCCACGTCGTCGCGCTCTCCGGATCGAGTGGTTTCATCGTCGATGGCTTCGGAGCCAGTCCGTCGGCCGGGATCGACCTGGGCGAGGAGAACGCCTACGGCTTCGTCCCGTCGACCTCTGTTGCCGGGGCACACACCCACTCGGTGACCGACCACCTCCACGCGTTCACCGCTAATACCGGTGGCGTCTCCTCCAACCACACCCACTCGTCTCAGACGCCGACGTTCAACGGCTCCTCAGCGCAGGCGGGTGTCGCTCCGACGGGAACGAACATGCCGCCGTTCTTGTCGATCCCGTACATCATCAGGTGCCGCTGATGGCCAGCCTCGAAGGCTATGGAGTGGTCGACACAGGGGCCTATCAGCGCGGCTCGGATGCCCTCAACTACAAGTTCAACACCGACTCCGCGACCAACGCTTACGGCAGGTTCCTCTCCCAGCAGCGTGGCAGCCGCAACCTCGGTGACCTGACCAAGAACTTCAACCGGTCCCTGCCTAGCGCGTACGCCGGGTTCGGTCAGCGTGGCCTGTCCGGCGGTGGCGTGCGCTCGGGGACGATGAACAAGTCGATGAGCAACTACCTGGGCGACTACGCGCAGAACTACATGCGCGGCCAGCAAGACCTGACCCAGGAACTGCAGGGCTTCGACCTGAACCAGGCCAACCTGTCGTCCGGACTGCAGTACAACCTGGCTGACATGGAGACGCAGAAGCAGAACGCGATTGCTCGCGCAGCGCAGGGCCTCGAAGCACTGCGCCCGTACTTCGGGGGGACCTGATGAGTGGTACCGGATGGGGCGGCAAGCTGCCGAAGAAGCCATCGACAACGACGACGGCCAAGGCCAACCGCCAGTCGGGCAACGTGCCGAGCTACGGCACCGGCAACTGGACCGGCGAGTCGGGCTCGTGGCTGGAGCCGGGGACGGCGTCGGGCAACATCGCCGCACAGAACCCTGGGTTGATCGGTGATGCGCGCAACCCGAGTGAGGTCAACCGGAACATCTACGCGTACATGACCGCGCAGGGCAACGGCGGTGGTGGGATGCCGACGAACAGGCTGAAGCCCGTGTACTCCGGCGGTGGCTCGGGTGGTCGAGGTGGCGGTGGTGGCGGTGGTGGCGGTGGTGGTGCCGCCAACCCGATGCTCAACCAGGACCAGTTGGCCAAGATGTGGGAGCTACTCGGCAAGGCCCGTCCCGGCGCACAGCAGGCAGGTCCGGCATTCGACGCCCCGGACTACGCCGGTCCACAGATCTCCGCCTTCGACACGTCGATGTACGACAACCTGCGCAACCAGCTGGGCCAAGCGGTGACCAACGATCGGGCGCAGAGCGACCAGGCGTACCAGGCGCTGAGCGGGTTCATGGATCGCAACTACGCCAACAACCCGTACGCCACGCAGCAGACGGCGAACTTCGGTCAGGCGCCCGGCCAGTCCACCGACGCCATCCAGCGGATGCTCGCCTCGCAGGGCGCCAGCCCACAGATGACTCAGGGCGCAGCGGGCGAGGCAGCCGGAGCGGACCGGGCGTTCGGCAACCTGCTCGGCATCCTCGGGCAGAACCAGGCGCAGGATGCGACCAACCGTCGCTACGCCAACCAGCAGGACCAGGCCAACACCGGCCGGATGTACGACATGGCCAAGCTGCAGGGAGACACCGGCATCGGGCTGCAGCAGGGCGCAGCGAAGAACCAGTGGCAGCAGCGCTGGGACGATCGCGCCGCGCAGATCTACGACCAGAACTACCAGGGTCAGCTGGCCGAGAACCAGGCCAACTGGCAGCGGGCCAACCAGCTGTCGGACAGCAACTACTCGACGAACAACCAGTACACGAACGCGATGCTCTCGTCGGTGATGGGCAACCTGCTGCCGCTGATCATCCAGGGTGGCCTGAGCGTCCCCGACATCCAGGCACTGTTGAGCCAGGGTGGCACACCGATGTCGACGAACGTCTGAGGAGGCGACGATGTGGCCCGAAGACATGCCGACCCCCGGCACTCGCCAGTGGGGACAGTGGTTCAACCAGCAGGACCCGCAGACACAACAGCAGATCATCTTCGACTTCGGCCTGGGTGATGCGAACCAGCCCATCGCTGGCAACTCGGTCGGTGGCTTCCAGCCGGAGATCAATCAGCAGGGCTTCGGTCTGCTTGACCAGCTGTCGCCGCCGCCGGTCATCAACTCCAAGGGCATCATCCAGCCGTCGGGGACCGAGCAGGTTCAGAAGCAGACCAACCTGTTCCAGGATCAACTCAGCCTGGGCACCGACAACATGCTGGCCGCGATCGCCGGACAGTTCGCTCCGACTGCGTTCACCCCGTCGTACGAGCCGCAGGGCAACCCGGTGACCCCGACCGGTCTCCGCCAGCTGCAGAGCCTGGCGAACACTGGCGGGTGGGAAGGGTTCATGGCCAGCCAGATGCTGCCGAAGGACTACGGCGGCGGAGGCATGTCCGCCAGCCAGGCCAAGGGCGCACTGCTGAAGGCGGTGATGACGCCCGACGATGCCGACGAGGGTGCGCTGCAGCTGCGTGAGGAACTGCGTGGCTCGCTGACCCCGCGTTACGAGACGCAGGGCGAGAGCGCCAACCCGACGGTCAAGCCGATCAACAAGGACCTGTCGACGGCGCAGGGTGTGGCCAACTCGTTCGATCTCTCCGACGTCGACGAGGTGTCTCGTGGGTGGCAGAAGGAACTGGCCAATGATCCGGTCGCTGGCTACACCGACCCGGTCACCGGGCTGAGCTACCTCGGGGCCAAGGAGAAGAAGACCCCGACGATGGAGTGGTTCGACAAGTACGGACTGCCCTACGCCAACAAGCAGTACAGCGACCCCGACCAGATCGCCTCGATGCAGGACGCCGTGGCTCCGTGGCAGTACCGGGGCCAAGGGATGGAGGAGGACTTCGCTCGCCAGGACGCGCTCGCCGCCAACCAGAAGGCACGTGACGAACTCGGCGGAGCGCAGAGTCAGATGGACATCCTGGAGAAGGCGTACAACCAAGCGACCAAGGCCGGGCTGTGGCCGGAGCATCAGGTGGTCGACAAGGAGGCGTACAACCCGAACAACCCGATGCAGGGCGCGACCGTCGTGCCCGACCGGTCGGTCAACATGCCTGGCCCGATCATCAACGGGATGGGGATGCAGCCGGGTGGGCTGTACGCCCCGCCGGTCAACTACGAGGTGGTCAAGCAGCAGATCGAGGACGCCAAGGCCAAGGGTCAGCCGTCCACTCCGATGAAGACCATCCCCGCCCACTGGTACATGGACATCGACAAGCAAGGGAACCCGACCCGCTTGTCGATCAACCAGACCCAGCCGAGTGGGCAGACCTGGTCGGTCGAGAACACCACCAAGGACGGGGTCACGTCGACCAAGCTGAAGCCTGGCGTGAAGATGGGTGCGGGGATCACGGCCGACACCAACTTCGACTTCGGTGCGCCTGGTGCGACGGTGCCAGGGATGGACTTCGGTGTGCTGGAGAAGCTGATCCCCGGATTGGCGCAAGTCGGCAGCGACCGCAAGGTGTTCACTGCGGCCGACCTGGTGCCCGCCAGGCAGCGGGTGGAGATGGCCCGCAAGGCTGCGGCCAAGACCGTCCCCGGCATCCAGGCAGCGAGCAACTCCAGCGAGACGTCGATGCAGCGACAGCTGGCACGAGCGCGGATGATGGGCCTGGCTTCGACCGGGCGCACCCCGCTGAGTGACACGCTCGCTGGTCGGATGATGGCTGCCCGCACGGCGGGGATCTACAGGTAATGGCAACGCCGGGCCAGATCCAGATCTACTCTCCGGCTCGGCAACTCCCGGCTGGCTTCACCGGACGCCCGGCCCCAGCCCCAGTTCGCCCGACCCCACAGCAAGCGCGAGCGGGGCGCAAGGCAACGCCCGCGCTTGCTGGTCGGTGGGGTGCTCTTGACCCA